GTGACGCCGTATCAAATCGTATGGACGCCGCCAGATCCGCGCACGGGCGCTCCAACATGCAGCGTCGAAGGGTTAAGGCTGTCGCGAGCGCTGACGGTTTCGCGCGGAATATACGTTCAGGTTCGGTCGTTCAATGACGTTGATCAGCGCGTATATACCGCCACGTACCCGTCGTCGACTGGCAAGAAGCCGTCGACGCCGGGAACGGTAGGAAGCTCCGGCAACGCGCAAACGTACTACTACAACGTCGCCAATCTCACGAAGCAAAAATGCGTCGAATACGCCCAGGCGAAGTACAAGGAACTTATTCGGCACGAGATGCTGATGAGTTGCGAACTCCCGGCCGCGGGGAATGATTCGCTCGACACAGCGTCGGTCGTTCAATTGCTCGGCACCGGTACATCGTGGGATCAAATGTACTTCCCGGAAAGCATCACTCGACGCCTCGGTTTCGAAGAGGGTTACACGCTTGAGCTGAACGCGAAAAACCACAACCCGGACTCACAGGAGGAAGGCATATGAGCCGATGGCGAGTAGCAAATCAGCTCGCGAATATGTCGCGTCAGCAGGCCGACTTGCAAGGGCAAGGCAACGCTCAAACGCGAACCGGGATTGTGTCGAGCTACGACCCGAACCGCCACGCGGTAAAGGTCATGATCCAGCCCGAGAACGTCGAGCTAGTCGGCTGGATCCCGTTGTCAGCTCCGGGTGTCGGCAATGGGTTCGGTGTGCTCGTCGGCCCGAACATCAACGACATGGTTCAGGTCACGTTCAACGAAGGAAATGAGCGCGCCCCTCGCGTAACTGCACGATTTTTCTCGAACGCAAATCCTCCGGTAGTCGTTCAATCAGGCGAAACATGGATAGTCCATAAGAGCGGGGCAACCGTCAAAGTGACGAACGACGGAAAGGTGACGCTCATCGATAAGGCGGGATCCACCGTCGTGATGAGCGGCGATGGAACCGGCGTTATGACGTTCTCAAGCGGGCTAACGGTCAACGCAAATACGAAGATCGCCGGAACGCTTCTTGTCACTCAGACGATCACCGGCCAAGGTGGAATTCAAATTTCTGGCAACAACGGCACCGGGGCAGCGTCCACGCTTACCGGCAACTTCACCATCAACGGCGACATCAACTCGACCGGCGCGATCGTCAACAACGGCCATCACGTCGACAGCACGCATTACCATTCGAACGGTAACGGCGGCTCCAACACCGGAACACCTGTCAACTAATGCCCGATCTTTACCACTATTGGGGCGGCGATCTTGTCGTCTCCCCGAGTGGCGATTTGGCGGTGGCGAACGACAGCGACACCACAACGCAGCAAATTTTGCGAGCGTTGATGACAAATCCCGCACTGAGCGACGCCGCGGGAAATGCAATCGCATCCGCAGACTACTCGGACCATCCGACATTCGGCGCGGGCCTTCCGCGCAAGATCGGGTCGACCATCAGCATACCGGCCGTTCGAGCGATAGTCCGCAACGTCGTCTATTCGTTCCCTTCCGTCTGCCGCTCCCCTGCCCCGACCATCGACGTTCAGCCGTTCAACGATGGCGCGACGATCAACATTCAGTATGTCAACGCCGTGACTGGCGAAACCGACACGCTGTATTTCGACATCAATAAATGAGCGTACAAGGTCAATCCTTTACGCAAATCCTAACCGGGTTTGCGACGGCCGTTCAGGGCGCCGCATCCTCGCTCGTTAGCTTCGTCATCGGCTCAGTGCTGCGAGCAATTGGCGAGGGTACGGCGTGGATCGCGATGTACCTGCAAGGGCTCATCCTTACCGCGATCGCGCTGACGCGTGCCGCGACATCGAACGGCGCCGACCTCGATTCGTGGCTCGCTCAGTTCGGTTTTACTCGCCTTCCCGCGAGCGCGGCAAGCGGGCAAGTCACATTCTCTCGCTTCACGTACACGCAGCAAGCCGTAATCCCCGTAGGCTCGATCGTGCAGACGGGCGACGGGACGCAGCAATACCAAGTTGTCGTCGACACGACGAATCCGGCTTATAGCGCAAGCCTCAACGGTTTCGTGATTGCTTCCGGCACTCAGTCTGTGTCGTGCTCGGTTGTTGGCATCACACCTGGAAGCAACTCGCTTAACCTTCCCGATGCATCCGGAAACGTCATTGCTGGTGCGATAAATGCTCTATACCAGTCAATTCCGTATGTAGACACGGTATCGAATGCGTCTGCATTCACGAACGGAAAGAATGCGGAATCAGACGCCGCGGCCCGGATCCGGTTCGTCGGATGGCTGGCAACGCTCGCGCGTGCGACGCCGGCCGCAGTTGGTGCAGCGATTGCCGCCCTCGGCGCGAATTTCGCATACACGATCGTCGAAAACCAGAATTACAACGGCTCGCTGAACATGGGCTATTTCTACGTCGTCGTCGATGACGGCACGGGATACCCATCGTCGACGACGCTTTCGACAGCGTACAACGCGATCAATGCAGTGCGACCGATCACGTCGACGTTCGGCGTATTCGCTCCGATCGTGGTCAATGCAGTGGTTTCGATGACGCTGACCACTATATCGACTGGCGCGGGACACTCGTCGACTACTGCGATCGTGCAAACGGCAGTGCAGAACTACATCAACAGCCTGAAGCTCGGGCAAGCGCTCTCGTACCTCCGAATCGCGCAGGTGGCGTTTGACGCATCCAGTGATGTAACAGACGTGACGGCGCTATTGCTGAACGGCGGGACATCGGACCTTCCCGCCACAAACCAACAGGTCATCAAGACCGTAAGCGTATCGGTGATTTGATGGCGACAGGCGACCAAAATGATTTTCTCGCTCGACTGAAGGAGCGCATGCCGAGCGGATGGTTTGGAACCGCGCATCCGATTCTTGATGCTGTCCTGACCGGCATCGCAAGCATGTTCGCATCCGTATATGCGGCGTATGCCTTCATGGTAGCGCAGACCCGCATTCAAACGTCGACGGGCGGATGGCTCGATATGTCTGCGGCAGACTACTTCGGCGCCGGGCTTCCGCGCCTCTCGGGCGAATCTGATCCGGCATACGCCACGCGGATTCAAATCAATCTCGTGCAAGAGCGCGGCACTCGAAACGCGGTCTACGCCGTTCTCCGGAATTTGACCGGGCGAACGCCCGTCATCGTCGAGCCGCAGAACCCAGCCGACACCGGGGCATACGGCGGCCCGACGATCGGATACGGCATTGCTGGCGCATACGGGTCACTCCTGCTCTCGTATCAGGCGTTCGTGACAGCGTATCGTCCGATCGGCGTCGGCATCCCATATATCGGCGGGTATGGCTCATCTGTTTCCGGGTACTCGCAGCCATCACAAGGCGAATACGCCGACCTCTCGCAAACCGCTTCAGGCGTGACCGACGCCGCGATCTACGCTGCGATCGAATCGGTTCGTCCTGCCGGGACGATTCTTTGGGTTCGGATTTCGAACTAAACCCCACGCGCTATCACTTGCAACCCCGCTTCGGCGGGGTTTTTGTTTTTGGAGCTTCAATGGATCGACAGATCGTCTATGCAGGTCAAATCCCGCTCGAAATCGACCTGCTCAACACGAACCGAAACGCTTACACCGCTCTCGGCATGCTCATTCAAGACGTGCTCGGGACGAACACGGTTTTCTCGGGGCTCGGGTGCGTGCCGACATCGCCAGCAGGAATGACGGTCAACGTGAATCCGGGTCGCGTGTACTCGCTTCAGCAGCGCGATCCGACTGCATATTCGTCGCTCGGTCAGGACACGGCGAACCAGATCATGAAGCAAGGCGTTCTGCTCTCGGCGACGAACTTCTCGTGCCCCGCCCCCGCAACGTCCGGCTACTCGATCAACTACCTGATTTCCGCGTCGTTTCTCGAACAGGACACGAACGCTGTTGTTCTTCCCTACTACAACTCGGCGAATCCGTCTCAGGCATTCAGCGGGCCGCCCGTCAACGGCCAGTCGAGCGGAACTGCACAGAGCACCACGCGCCAAGACACGATACAGCTCACGCTTACGGCGGGCGTCGCCGCGACGACGGGCTCGCAGCAAACGCCCGCAACTCCAACCGGCCAGATCCCGCTGTGGGTTGTCACTGTTGCTTACGGGCAGTCGACGATTACCGCGTCGAGCATCAGCGCCGTGGCGGGCTCTCCGTTCGCACCGACTGGTGGATATTTCCAGGCTGTCGGCGAGCGTTACAGCTCGATCATCAACGCCTCGTCGACGCAAACGCTGACCACGGCAGCGCTCGGCGCGCTCGTGAACATCGTCGCTACCGGCACGACGCAAACCCTGCCCGCAGCTTCTATCTGCCCAAACGGGACGAGCATTACGCTCGTCTATATGCAGGCGTCCGGATCGGCAACGGTCACGCGCAACGGCACCGACACGCTTTCGTTCGGCCAAGGCAGCAGCGCGAACAGCATCACGCTTTCGCCCGGCGAAGAAGTGCAGTTCGTTTCGAATGGTGCGAATGGGTGGGTAAGCGCAGGCCAAACGCTGTCGACAATTCAGACCGCGAGCCCTCTCGACAACAGCCAGAACATCGTCAATTCAAAATGGGCTAACGCAATCGGCCCGGTTGTTGGCACGACTCGTAATGCCAAGATGTCCGTGAGCGCCGCCAGCGCGACCGCTACATTAACTGCCGATGAGATCATTGTCGAAACGATCCTTGGCGGCGCACCGCTTCGCCTCGCAAATTTCAACCAGACGATCAATCTTGGTACAACGGGCGCTGGCGGAATGGATTCCGGTGCGGCACCAGTTTCCGGGTATGTCGCACTATATGCGATCTATAACCCGACAACGAAGGCTTCGAGCATTCTCGCAACAAATGCGACTTCATCGAGGGTTCCGGAAGTATACGGCGGCACGAGCATGCCGCCCGGATACACTGCTTCGGCACTGGTAAGTGTATGGCCCACCAATGCGAGCGGTCAGTTTTCTCCGGGATTCCAAATTGATCGATTTGTTTCGTCGAACTCCGCTACGATTCTAACCACATCAACAAGTCAGAGCAGCCCCACCGCCATATCAATCTCCGCTGGGGTGCCGCCAAACGCTCGCACCGTATCGGGCAACATGCAAATGAGTTCGACTGCGGCTGCGCAAATGAACACTGGAGTTTACCCAACTTCCGGGAACTTCGGGACTCAAGGAAACCTGCTTATTTCGAATGCCTCGCAGGCTATTTCCCAGCCATATAACAAAATTCCGATTTCTCAACAGCAAACGCTTTTCTATATCGCAACGTGCTCGGCCGGTACTCCTACATATCAAATCTTCACCGCCGCTTACGAATTTTGAGGAAAAAATGATTAACGTTCAATTCTCAGACAAAAGCGAATCTACGGTCGCAAGCTATTTTGGGTCACCTCAAGATTCCTCGGTCTGGCAAAATCTCGGGCAGGTCGATGCGAGCGATCCAAGATGGAGGGCATACTACGATGCACAGCCTCCCTATGCGCAACCATACCTTCCAGCGCCGATCTAGGTTAGGTTATGCTATCGGCTTTCTGTCGATAGAGTGTATCGCAAATGGCACAAGTATGGATTGAAATCTCTCTCCTTGAGCATTGGGGGCCGAAACCTCACGGAATTCCGCGCGTTACGCAGAATATTTTTCTGCAAAGCCTTCGGCGAAACGATGTCCGTTACTTCTACTACAATCGCGAGGCACAAGCTTTTGTGGCGGTTCGAGAAGTTCAGTTCTTCAAGGATTTGGCATTCGGAATTGAGTCGTACAGTTCAGCGCGACTGCCGGCAGGCATGCCATTCGAAAATGAATTGTGCCAAGATGATCGAATCTTATTCTCTGAGGTTGGATGGGACCATGCACCCTATTTCGACTGCATGATTAGCCTTAAGAAAGCGCATCCAGATACGGTATTTGAATATCTGGTTCACGATTTAATCGCATTGAAATTTCCTCAGTTTTTCACGCAGGAATTCGGCGACAGCGTTCGCCTATTCCTGCGCCGACTTCCTTTGGTATGCGACCGATATATCTGCGTATCAAAAAGCACGGCCCGCGACGTTCGTGAAATTTTAGATTCAAGTGCCGACACTGCGGTAATGATGAGCGGATCCGATGTAAGCAATGCGCCTTATGTAGAAAACAAACATGTTTCGCCTTATGTTCTAAACGTCGCAACAATCGAAATTCGAAAGAATCACATCCTGCTTTATCATGTTTGGCGTAAATTGGTTCAAAGGCTTGGGGGCCGCTGTCCTAAACTGTTGCTGGTTGGTCGGACTGGCTGGCTTGCTGGTGATGTCGCCTATCTTATGAAGCATGATCCAGTCGTGAAGGACTTCGTTGAAATTCGCCATGACGTGACAAATGATCAACTTGTCGGTCTTTTTAAGAATTCGATGTTCACGGTGTTCCCTTCGCTATACGAGGGGTGGGGGCTCCCGGCTAGTGAAAGCTTTTTCTATGGAAAAGTTTGCGCTACATCCAATACTTCCAGCCTGCCTGAAATCAACCCATTCCCAGAGTTGATGTTTGACCCATACAACCATCAAGAGGCATTTAACGTAATTAATGGCCTTATCTCTGATCCCAATCGACTGAATAAGTACGAGCAGGAAATTCCGCGCGTATTTCGTCGTCAGACATGGGAGCAATCATTCAGAGACTTGTACGAAATAGTCTCAAGATAAAAAATTTCGCTTTCGTGCGTAATATTTTTTCGCCGCCTTCGGGCGGCTTTTTCATTTCTGGGGTTCGATGGAACAAAACATAAACGGACTCATCGTGCTCGCCATTTCCGGAGCAGCCGGCATCTTGTGGTGGCTGCTTCGCAGCGTGCACGCGAAAGCCGATCAGATCTCGAACGAATTTGCGGCATTCCGTCTGCATGTCGCGGAGAACTACGTGACCTCGAACACGCTACAAAAAGCGCTTGACGGGCTCACGGATACGGTCAAGGCGGTGTTCGCGAAGCTCGAACGCATCGAAGACAAACTCGACGGAAAGGCGGACAAGCAATGAACGAAGACCTGATGGAAAAGGAACTGCGCCGCGACGAAGGCGTGCGCTACGTTCGATACCTCGATTCCCGCGGCATTCCGACGACGGGCGTCGGCCACAACCTGAACGCATCCCCGCTCCCGGCTGGCTGGGCGTTCCCGCTGAACGATCAACAGGTGAATCAACTGTATGCGCTCCATCAGCGACGCCCCTCAGAGCGAGATGGCGGAGCGCGTGAGGTGTAG